TGCCGCGACTGCAAGTTTTGCATGAGCTACTGGGGTGCTGACTACTGCGACTTCTTCTCGCACGTGACGAACGACCCTGACGGCTTCTGCTCTTGGGGGTGTCGCAAACAATGACCGAAGAATGGCGAGCTATCGCAGGGTTTGAAGGGAGGTATGAAGTCAGCAATCTCGGACGAGTGAAGAGTCTAAAGAGAATGCGAAAAGGCAAGCATGGAGCGCCAACACCAATTCCAGAAAGAATCATGAAGCCAAGTTTCGACAGACATGGCTACCTGAAAGTCTGTCTCAGAAACGGCCACGGCGCGACAAACCATTCGGTGCACCAGCTTGTCGCAAAGGCTTTCATACCAAATCCCAATAGGTACCAACAAATCAACCATATCGACGAAGATAAAACGAACAATCATGTGTCAAACCTCGAATGGTGTACGCCTAGATATAACAACGCCTACGGGACTCGTTTGGAGAGATGCAGTAAACGCATAAGCAAGCCCGTAGTTGGAACTAATGGCGAAGTCTTGATGCGCTTCAACTCTGCACGCCAAGCATCAAGAGTCCTTGGTATCGACGCATCGTCTATTGCTGCTGTTTGCAGGGGTAAAGCACACACGGCTGGGGGCTATATGTGGCGGTACGACAACGAGTTGAGGGAGGGATAGATGGAGAGCATCGACAGGCTGCGCAGGTACGTGACGGGTGGCGCTGGTCAGGGCATCAGCATCATTTGCGAGAAGAACATCCTTAAGAACTTGGACGCCATCGAGCGCGAGGTTGATGAGATGCAACGCGCCCTGACCATCGACGCCAAGCCCATGACGGACGAGAACATGGCCGAGAGCGGCTGGGTGCGCCTGCCCGTGAGCGAGGATGGCGATGTGCTGCACATTGGCGAGTTGGTGGACGAGAAGCTGCCGTTCGGCGGCTATGCGGCCCCTGCGCCCATCGACACGATGGAGCTGAGCCGTGGCGCGAGCGGGTACGGATGGATGGTGAAGCTGGACGCGGAGAACAGGGCGATCATAAGCCCGAAGCTGCTCCGTCACCACGCCCCGACCGTCGAGGACGTGCTGCGGGAGTTCGTGACCAAGGCGTTGAATATCGGCGACTACGAGATTAGCGAGGATGCGCTAATCGCCGAGTTCGCCGCCAAGCTGCGGATGGTAGGTGACGAGTGATGGCAGATAACAGGACCGGACTGAGCGCAGCGGACATTGCCGAGCAGTTCCGCGACGTGTGCGGGGACGGCAGCATGGAGTGGGTGGCCGGGCCGATGCAGACATGGCTGCTGCTCGACGCAGCCGACATGCTGGACGAGAACGATGGGCTGCGGAAGCTGGTGGCGAGGATGGCCGAAGCCCTAGGGATTGATTGTGAGTGGGCAGACCCTAACTGGTGCAAAAGCCCCTGTGTGCTCGAATTCGGATGCTGGCCCAATGACGAACACGCAGAGCTTCGCTGCCCTGCTTGGGCAGCTATGCGCGAGTTGGGGGTGGTCAAGTGAGCTTCAACATCGAATGGACAAACGCAGACGCACTCACACCAAGCCCCTTCACCGTCACCAAGGACGGACTGTCCTATCGCGTCGAACTTGACGCGCACTACATCTCGGACGAGGAAATGCAGACGCTCCGCAGGTACATCACGACGCTCAATGACGAGAACGCCAAGCTGCAAGACGAGAACGCCCGCCTGCGCTCGTGCCTGTCCGATGATGCTGACAATGCTCGGCAAATCATGGGCGAGAACGCCAAGCTGCGGGAGCTGGTGCGGGACTTGTGGGCGCGGCGCGACTCGTTGCTTGACTTTGGTTTCTACGCCGAGGTTGCCGACAAGTTGGACGAGCTGGGAATCGAGGTGGACGCATGAGCGACAAGCTGCTGCCCTGCCCGTTCTGTGGGGGAGAGGCCAAGGCATACCAGCACGGGGACGTTGGCTTCGTCGTTCAATGCCGACGCTGCGGCATCTGGAACGCTGGCTACAGCCCGGCGTGGTCGCACATTACCGAGGACGAGTTTCACGGCTTCGTCACCAAGGATGATGCCATCGCCGCATGGAACAGGAGGGCCGACCATGACTAGCGCGACCGAGCGCCTGCGTGCGCTGCTTGACGAGCGCGGGGTGGAGTGGGAGCCTGTGGACGGATATGCCGCCACCTACGTGGAGCATAACGGCGAGGCGTGGCGGTTCGACTACGACGAGCCGTTCGACCAGCTGGGCATCGTCTGCCTTTCCGGGTACACCCCCGAGCAGGCCGTGGACACGACGCTGGGGCCGGGGACGTGCCGGGACGAGGGCGACCCAAGCGACTTCTGCTGCTCGGAGTGTGGCGTGCGGATGTTCACGAACACGAGCGACACCTACACGATGATTGCGGCTGACGAGCACACCATCATCAAGCACCCAAACTTCTGCCCAAACTGCGGAAGGAAGGTGGTCGAGTGATTGACCAGCGACTAGAGGGCGAGGAGCCGCCGCGCCACCGCAAGAGGGCCAAGGAGATGCACGTCCGCAGCGACCACAAGCACGAGTACGAGCAGGTCTGCATCGACGGCCACGGGTACATCGTCTCGCACGGAACCAAGACGCCGTTCTACTGGGTCGGCAGGAGGTGCCGCATCTGCGGGAGGCTGCAGGACGCGAGGGTGCGGCCCGACATGCATGAGCCGCCCGAGGGGATGCGGCTGTTCGAGGTCGCGGACTTCGTCCTGTTCAACATTGGCAGCGAGCTGCCTGAAAGCTACGAGGTAAGGAGGGGCTAATGCCACCTGAGAGTCAGACAATCACGTTCAAATTCAACACGGTGTCCATCACCGCACCCGAGATAAACAAGCACGGCGGCTTCCATTCTAGCTGGCTGCACAACATTGGCTACCACGTCACCGAGGACGAGGCCACGCCAGAGCGCATCGTGCGCAACGGCCCTGCCACCATCGTGTTCTGGAAGGATGGCACCAAGACGGTGGTCAAGTGCCACGATGAGGACTACGACCCCGAGAAGGGCCTTGCGATGGCCCTGTGCCGCAAGCTGTGGGGCCGCTGCCAGACCGAGCGGTTCGTGCGCATGGTCGAGGAGCAGGAGGCGCGATGAGGTACGTGTTGATACCGCTAGACATGTGCATCGACAGAAGCGCACGCATCCTATCGAGGGTCGCCAAGACCTCCCTTGACGGCAGTTGTGTGAGCGGCGAGAAGCCGGAGCGACTCGCCGAGGGGATGCTGCACGCGCTTGGCTTCAAGGTCGTGAGCGAGCTGCGCGGCGACCTTGACGAGTACGAGGAATAGGCAACTGGTTGCCAAACAAAAAAAGGCCCCCACCCTGCGGGATGCAGAGTGGGGGCTTTTCTCGTCTTGCGGCGCTGCGGGTGCGTTGTCGAAAGGAGGAAAGGACAGTGGCATGGCGATGGAGGACAGCGCCGCGAGAGAGCTAGGAGAGTAGCGTGATGATGCCGACCGACGCCAGCATCATCAGCAGGAGCGCCGCTATCAGGCGCGGGGTGGACGGGTACGTCACGTGGCCCTCCTGTAGTTCGTGCCGCTCGTGAACGCTTGGTCGAGCGCGACCTGCTGCCACGTGCCGGACACCTTGCGGTAGGCCGTGGTGACCTGAACCCACGTCGAGCCGTTCTTGACGTAGAGCTGAGGGCCGGACGAGCCAGCGCTGAACACGAGCGCGTGGTCTGCCACCACGTTTGTGATGGTGTACACGTAGCCGTCAAGCTCGTAGGAAACCTCCCACGTGATGCCGAGCATGCGCCCACCGTAGTAGCCGACCTCGAAGCGCAGTTGCGCGGATTGCAGCTCTGAGCGCGTCCACGTGCCGGGGTCGCTCACGGTGACGAGCGAGTTGCTGGTCGAGGTGAAGTTCTGGATGGTCCCCTTGGCGATTGAGCCGCTGTAGCACTGGAACCGAGCCACGTGCGTCGAGTCCACGGTGGAGTTCTCACGAGCGCCGTACACCCTCACGTCCACGTCGGTAACGGTCGCGCCTGCCGGGGTATCTCCTCATGTCACCACCCCGGTGCTAGGAATCCCAACAGGTACCCGAGCAGGAACGGGATGCCCATGACGACCACAGCCGCCACGACGGTCATTGCGGCCTTGGCCTCCCGTCG